TCAACTGTATGGTCCTACTGAGACGTTATGAAAACGTATAAAGGCAAATACAAACCCACCAAACCACAGAAGTACGCAGGCGACGTGAACGACATCGTCTACCGTTCAGGGTGGGAGAAGTATGTGATGATGTGGTGCGACAAGAACTCCGACGTGGTCCAGTGGGTCTCTGAGGAGTTGGTCATACCCTACATCTGCGAGACCGACAAGAAACCCCACCGATACTTCGTCGACTTTGTAATCAAATACAAGTCCGGTCGTGTGGTGTTGGTTGAGGTCAAACCTGCCAAGGAGACCAAGAGACCAGAGAAGAAACAGGGAAAGTCCCGACAAACACTCATGACTGAGGGTCTCACCTACATCAAGAACCAATCCAAGTGGAAGGCAGCGGTCGAGTATGCAAAGGACCGTGGGTACCACTTCGAGATCTGGACGGAGAATGAACTCACCTCAAAGGGTATCATGCCCAAGGCTGCACAGCGTGTCAAGTCCAAGAAACCACTCAAAAAGATGCCTGCGTTCAAGAAACGCAAAAAACGTGTATAAATAGAGAGACAGGTTTTAGGACAAGGGTCTCATGTCTAAAATATTCCAGAACTTAGAGTTGCAGGCGTTCCGTGCGGGTATCACACCCCGTACCAAGGAATCCCGCAGATGGTTTCAAAACAAGATCAAGAACATGCGTAGTATCAAGCGTGAGGACTTGATGGATGAGGATCCACTCAAGAGGACCGGACAAGAGGTCGTGGGTAACATGTATATGTTCTTCTACGATCCCAAGTTCAAGAACGACCGAAGGAAACTACCCTACTACGATGCGTTCCCACTGATTATTGTGGTGGGCCCTGCAAAGGACGGTTTCTATGGGTTGAACTTGCACTACCTACCTCCGGTACTACGTGCAAAGATGTTGGATGCGTTGATGGACATCACCAACAACACCAAGTTCGACAAGACGACTCGATTCAAGGCGTCTTATCAACTCTTGACTAAGACCGCAAAACTTAAGCACTTCAGACCGTGTTTTAAACACTATCTGAACAAACACGTTGACGGCAAGTTTGCGTTAGTTCCCGCTCCAGAATGGGAGATCGCAACATTTCTACCGACAGCAGACTTCCGATACGCGAGTAACCAGAAGGTCTACTCCGACTCGAAAAACATGATAGGCGAGTAAATGGCGGGTATAGAAACATTCAAATCAAAGGTCAGTCTCCGCAACGGGATGGCGTTCAACAACCAGTTCGCGGTGATGATGCCATCAATCAAGTCCATCAACGCAAAGGCGGGTGGTGGTAAGAAAGAGTCACCTGCGAAGGGTAACCCACCAGCAGATGACGGGTCGTTTTTAGACAAGGCGATAGACACTGCTAAGGCTGTTGCAGAGAACATCAACCTACCAAGTATGTCCGGTGATGATCCGGAGACCCTGAACCTATTGTGTAAGAGCGCATCACTACCAGACAAACAGATCGTGTCTCTGGACCGTCAAGTAGGATTGGAGATGCGAAAGGTCGCGAACGGATACGCAGTGGGTGACGTGTCATTGACGTTCTACGTGCTGAACGACTATGAGGTAAAGAAGTATTTCGATAATTGGATGTCTAAGGTCGTGAATGAAGGAGAGAACGGGTATGAGTCCGTCGCCTATCAGAGTCAGATCACGCATCCAGTTACTATATCGCAACTGTCTAAACCACAGATGCGAGCAGGATTTGACCTAGGTCCACTGGATATCAATTTCGATATTGGCGGTTTGTCTATATACACAGTGGAGTTAGAAGACGCATTCCCGACTAGTTTAGGAGCTGTTGAGTTCATGAGTGATACGGGAGCCGTTGTTGAATTGACCGTGCAGTTGTCTTACACCAGATGGAAGGTGAAGGAAGACAAGCGTGGTCTAACAGACCTGATTGGGGGAGATGTAAACCTCAATCTGGGCGGAATTATTTAATCATTAGGATACATTATGGCATTACCAAAACTGAATGAGTCACCGAGTTATACGGTGACCATACCATCGTCGGGACAGGAAACGTCCTTTCGTCCCTTCCTTGTGAAGGAACAGAAAGCGTTACTGATTGCGTATGAGACTCAAGACAAACAGGATATGGTCCGATCGATCATTAGGACAATCCATGCGTGTGTTGAGGATCCAATCGATACTAAATTGACTACCTTCGATGTAGATTACCTGTTCACTAAGATACGTGCGAAGTCAGTGGGTGAGACCGCAGACGTTCAAACTAAGTGTAGTGAATGTGACACCACGAACGAGATCAACATCGAGTTGGATAACATCGTTCTTGAGGGAGACGTTGACGCGAAGACTATCGAACTAACGGATAGTGTATCGGTCGAGATGCGATTCCCGACGTATGAAGAGTTCTTAAAGAACCCTGTTCTCAACGAAGAGGGTACAATGACAGAGGGTCTGGTAGAACTTTTAATAACATGTATGGACGCTGTCCTGACTGAAGAAGAGAGAGTGAGTCTATCGGATGAACCACGCGAAGCAATCGTAGAGTTCATTGACTCGATGACCGCATCTCAGTTCGAGAAGGTTGCAACGTTCGTTAATACGATGCCTGCGATATCGCAGGAAGTTGAATTTACGTGTCAATCTTGCGGACATGTGAACACAAGACTCCTAAAGGGGATGGATGATTTTTTTTAGTTAATCTCTCCCATGACAATCTAATGAACTACTACCAAGTGAATTTCCAGTTGATGCAGAATTTTCACTACTCATTAGACGAAGTCGAATATATGATGCCTTGGGAGAGAGAGATTTATCTGTCTATGCTTGTCGAACACATAAAGGAAGAGAACGAACGTAATAAGAGACAAGGACAATCATGAGTTTAGAAGCCGTCGCTGGTCAACTGGCCGAGCAGAAAGAAGACAATAAGAAGAACACTGATTCTATCGTTAAGGTTATGGACGAAGTCGCTATGCGAACGGGTCGTTCTGAAAACACCTTGTTGACCATATTCAGTGACGTGCGTAAAATGAAAAACGCAATCCAACGTCCAACCAGAAATCCCGACGAACTGGAAGAGGCGCGTGAGAACTCGGCGTACCAGAACGAACTGCTTGCGGTGATGCAGGGGATCAAGGATCAACTCGCGAACAACAAAAGAGACGAAGACAATAAAGACGATAAGGACGATGGTGGGTCCAGTTTCTTAGGTCTAAAACTCAGGGCGCTTGCAGTCACTGCGGGAATTGTTGTAGGTGCAATCGCCGGTTACCTCAAACCAATAATGACGTTATCCAAGTTGATCGGCAGTGCGGTCAAATCCCTATCCCTGACAATGAAAAGGATAGGTGTTATCGTAGGTGAGAGCAGGGTCGTCAGATTCCTAATGAAACCATTCACTGCATTGGGAAATGCGATCATGTCTGTTGGTCGTGCGGTGAAGAACATCACCACTTCCATATACAGTATCAGTAGATTCTTCATCAACATGGGTATGGACGCATTGGGTCGCAAAGCGAAAGACGCAATGACCGTCATGAAAGGTTGGGCGACAAGCGCTCAAGCGATGTTCACCCGATTCGGTAAAACGATCGGTCTCATAGGATCCTACACCGACGATGCATCAAAAGGTGCGAAGATGGTCGGTGACGTATTGAAGAACAACCCAGTAGGTAAGGCGTTGGGTACAGTCAAGACCTTCTTTAAGACTTTGGGTACGACATTAAAGGGAATGGTTGGTATATTCAAACCAGTGATGCAGTTCGCAAAATTCCTGAGTACGCCTATCCTCGCAATCGGTGTAACGATCAAGTCCCTGTTCACCAACTTCTCCGGTGCACTAGACATGTTCAAAGACGGTGACATTCTGGGTGGTCTTGGGTTCCTAGTAAAGGGAGTCATCGACGACCTCATCAAATTCTTTGTCGTAGACCTTCTCGATATGATCAAGGGCGGGTTTGCGTGGATCGCCAGTAAACTAGGGTTCGACGGGATCGCAGAGTCACTTAACTCGTTCAGCTTCGGTGAACTGTATCAGTCAGTAAGTGACGGTATCGCTGGATTTATCGGTGGAGTAGTTGACTGGATCAAGGGAATGTTGACCAACTTCTATGGTGGGATCTGGGAAGGTCTCAAGATGTTGTTCAGTGGTGACGTACTTGGCGGAATCGACAAAATCTTCTCATCGATGTTATCCCCTATCACAGACACCTTCGATATGATCGTCGCAAAGGCGAAGGAGCTGTTTAATTTCAGTAACATCTACGACATGTTGACCGGAAAGAAATCGTTGAGTTTCGCGGATATCTTCAATGCAACAGATATTGATTCTGGTGCTGAATTGGAGTCTACACCCACCGCAGACAAACCAACGAGCGGTCAGAGTGTTAGAAGAGAAGTCACTGAGAGTAGACAGACCAAGACCGTCAACGGTGTCGTCGTACAAGACTCAAGTCAACGCGTAGTCAAGAACACCACAAACGGACACACATCCGTCTCGATGCAATGGTCCGAGATGGACGGTCACGATCCAACCATCGGATTACGCACATAAAAAAGGGGACCGAAGTCCCCATGTCCACTGGCAGTGTCGATTAATTAGGATTGGTTGCAGTAATGATCGCTTGCACCAATCTCGCTTTAGTCCACGACTTGGGCAGTTCCAACCCTAGACTACCACCTACCTCCAGTAACTGTGCCTTGGTTAGATTCTCCAGAGTCTCCGGATCATAAGGACTTGGTTCTGGCTGTCCTCCGGTGGTCTTCTCTGGTGAGGTCGACACCGACCTCCAGATTAATCCAAACGCGACTAGTCCCGCGATGATGGTGATTATTGAATACATAGGATCCATTGATTAGTCCTCCGCAGCCATCTGTGCGAAATACGACAACGTATCATCTGCCTCTTCTGCAACCGCAGGAGCGGCGGCGGGTGCAGCGGCGACAATAGTTGGTTCATCCGCAGTATTCCAAGGTGGTGCCTCTTCCGCAGTAGCGACTGCTTCGTTGCGTACTGTTGCACCTGCACCTGTAGCGAGACCCAACACTGTTTCCAACTTGGCCTTCAGGTCATCGTATGACTTGAACCAGTTAGGATCGTGTGCGTTAGGGTAGTTGGGTACGATGAACTCGTTAAGGTCGTACAGTGAGTTGTAGACTGCTTCAAGTTGGGTCTCATCAGCGTTCAAGAACTGAGAAGGTGACTTGAAGTCCGACTTATCGTAGTTGCGATAACCCGCGACGTTACGGATTTTCAACTCAAAGTCTGCACCACCCCAGAAGTCAAACACATTCACTGGCTCTTCGCCGGGGAATTCTGGTTGCATCATATCCATGATCTTGTCAAAGATCTTCTTACCGAACTCGTAGATGAACACCTTACCGTTGTTCGCTGGGTTCGCGGGATCGTTGATCACTTGGATATTTGTGACGTAGTGTAGACGACGCTTCTGACGACGTGCAGTTTCCTTATCCTCTTCGATACCTGAGTTCCACAGGCGAGAGTTCAACTCACCGACTGGGTCGTTCTGACCAAGGCTAGTAAGAGATCGCTCGATGTACCATTGTCCGGTTGGACCCTTGAACGCGTGATCCCAGTACTTGACCCAAGGAAGGTCTTGACCTTCTGGTGGGGGAAGGAAACGAATGACAGCGTAACCGTTACCCTGTTCATCAACAGTCGGTTTCCACTTTCGGTCGTCTTGATATTTGTTGGTGTTGGTGGTCTTACCTGCCGCTTCTGTCGCAGCGCTTACCAACTTAGAGATGTCCATAGACTTGGACTTGAGATTTGCAAAAGACATAATATGTTCCTTGTATAAACTAAAATATAAACTTAAATATAAACTTAAATATGAGATTGCCTCTAGGGCATGTGTATTTATACGTCTAGTGAGTTCTGCTTAGGCAGGAAGTTCAACTGACGCGCCTCATTCTCCAGATGTTCGACGATGGTCGGTGTCAGATATTTTTTGATATCCTCCAGTTCCAGACCATTTTTCTCGCATAGGTGAACAATGCTATCCATATAGGACATGCGGTTCTGGTAGACGAAGGTCTCGATCATCTGAGAAAACGACTTCTTTGTTAGGAAGTTTTCCTCTGGATTCTCGTTACCTTCAACCATTCAGTACCTCAATGTTAGTGACGTTGTCTACACGAAACGATCGCCACGCTTGTTTGTCGATTGCGAACGCACGGATCACTGTCTTATTGACAGAGTACTGATCCACATCGGTCGCCTCCTTTGGTGTGTAGGATGGCATAAACGAGGTCAATAGAGTGCACGGCATAGTGCGCGTCTCACCGTTTACCTTCGTGAATGTTACCTCTAACACGTTAGAGCGTAACTGCTCTACAATATTGTCATACGACATAGTCGCCTCCTTAGAATCGTTCGAATTCGTCATCTTCAGTTGACTCTTCATCGTCGCCGGGTTGGTGTACGAACTCCAAGAAGTCTTCGTTACCATCCATCACTGCGATGAGCTGTTCGAAAGCCTCAAGGGTTCGGATGATACCCAGACGTTCTTCGTCGGACTCATCACGTTCCGCGTAAGTCTTAGCGAACTCCTGTAGGAGATCGATATATGCAACACGCATATACTCACGCGTGATTAACTCCACATCATTCTGTGGATACTGACCGAGATCGATCAGATTTTCGGGTTGTGTTACTGCCATTAGCTCCATTCCTCTGGTTGGACATTTGCTTCATAAACATCGGAGTAGTGTGTCGCTACATACCGATCTGTGTCAGTCCAAGAAATATTGGACTTACAATCTTGCTCATCAAGAGCAATCACTTCACGCGCCAACTGATTGTTGGAACGAGAAACCTTTTCACGCTTTTGAATCTTGAGCGCTGCTCGACGAATCATCGCGTATCGTTCTTCTTTAGAAACCTGCATAGTATACCTCATTCAATGGTGTGTGTCAAGAAATTTTGTCGTACTGGAATCGAGCACGGTTCGCGATCATAAAAAGATACTCCGTATCCATATGCGGATACTTCTCGCGCAGGAAGTCGATGACTTTCGCCCAGTCCACTACCCCCATGAAGGTCTGGGCGATTGCGTGGTCGAGTGCTTCCTGAATGTACTGATCTTCGATTGGCATTACGAGTGCTCGTTGTTGGGGTAAAGAAGGTCTTGGGGGTAACCTCGCTTCTTCACCTCTTTCTTACGATCGACGTGGGTGGATGGACGATTGAATTTCGGCGAGTGTTTCGCCACCGGATTCGACCGCGTTGTAGACTTCTTCTTCATAGGAGTATGCCTCTAGTTCCCAAGGTTGGTCCGCGTACTTGACGTTGACGTATTCCTTGCCGTCAAAAATGTGTTTGTAGACGATCCCGTGTGCGTCCTCACACCATGTGAGACCAATATGTATAAGTCTCCCAGTGAGGATCTGAACTGCGTGGATCATCTCGTGTGCGATATGCACCTTGACCTGTTCGTCGGTAATCTCCCCATCCAGACGGACAGTGAGGTCGACGCGGTCTTCAGTCCCATCCGCCTCAGCGGAGAAATGGGTGATGTCCTCTTCCTCGAACTTGACCTTGACGTAACCACCAAGGCGATTGATCCCCAGCGCCTCTGCAACACGGAACGTGTAGTCCGACAGGGCCCAACTGGGGGAGTTTTCAATTAAGACGTTCTCTGCGACGTTCATTAGTGTACCGTGTCACTTCCATTGGTTGCGAGCAGTGCGGTCTCGTGAATGTCGATCTGTTCACGGATCACATCTAACTGTTCTTCGACCGACAGTCCCAGACGCGTCATCTCTTCCGCGAATCCAGCGTTGTCCAAGAACCCTTCTAGGAAACTCTCGATGATGAGATCGAGTGCGTCCCCAAAATCTCCTACGTTATACCACTTCATTACTTTGTACCCATCTGGAGCAACTTGTTCTCACGGTAGTAGAACCCTGTAGGGGTTGACAACTTACCGACCAGTGCAAAGTCCTCTGCCTTGAGACGGGGCAAACCACCCTCTTCATCACCAAGGTTGTTGAACTCATTAAGGTAGTCGACTGCGTCCTTCAGGTTAGCGAAGGTCTCAGTGTATCGACGGTTAGTCAGTTGGGGCTTAGCTACAAATTCCATTACTTCTCTCCTTTCATTTCGTGACGGTACTCTCTCTTCAACCACCACTTATACATTCCAAAATACTCTTTCGAGTCGTACATAGGGTTCCGACCTGTGAGACTCTCGATCTCATCACAGTGTTGGAACCACTTCTCATTACACCAGTGACGAAAGTCCATTACGCGTACCAACTGCGGTAGAACTCTTTGCCTTCTTCGGCAGGACTCGCACTTCGCACATCGTCGATATTGATGTACTTACCAGTGATTCGCTTCTTGAACTCACCACCGATGAACTCGTTCTTGACGGGGACAACGCGATCACTCATGAAACCCTCAGAACCCTCAACAGAGGCAACCGCGATCTCACGCAGAGTGACAGTCGCACCCTTCTTGGCGACAACTTGGTAGGCGTCGATGTTGGTCTGTTCCCAACCCCAAGACGCGACGTAGATGTCACCCTCTTTGACAGACTCAAGGGCAGCAACCTTAGCGGCGGCACGAGCGATCTTGCGCTCCTCCTTCCACTTGTCGGCACGTTCGAGACCCGCAAGGAACTCTTCGATGTGTTCGAACATTCGAGCGACACTACCATATCGGTAGTTGAACTCAATCTTGTAACCAAGACGAGCACGCTTACTAGGACGGACACACTTGGCGCAGATTCGCGCTTCATCGATCTCTAACTCAAGACCACGCGCTTCGTACTTCTCAATCAATGTTTTCATAATCAACTCTCTCAACTCAATTTACACAGGTATTATATCAAATTCTGGAAGATTGTCAACACTTTTTTGAAACTTTTTTATGTTAATTTTTCACAATAAACGGGTTGGATCTTCTGTTCGACTATCTCCATCGCACAGGGATCTTGCGCAATAACATGCCACATCACAGTGTTCTTGTGTTGACCGACTATAGTGATATCAAACTCCTCACCGAAAATGTCGTATCCCTCGAAGGTCCACTCGTAAAAGATGTTGGGTTCTCCCAATCGCTCAACTAATCGTTCATAAGACGCGTCGATGTATCCTTGCAGGGTCATCCAAACTCCTCCATATCTCTAACTCCTCAACCAAAATAGACTCCCATTATACATCATCCACAGATAAACGCAAGCGTTTTCTTAGATTATTTTGCTATAATAGGAGCGTTTTTTACAGCTCTCAACCACGCCTCTGGTTCCTTCGGTTTCGACGGGGTCACTCGCAATCCCTGCTCCTTGAAGTTCGACTTGAGAATCGCGGCGGTCTCACGACCAAGGAACCTCGACACCAGTTTCAAGAGACACTCACGGAAGGTCACGTGGTGGTGGTTGTATCCTGCACTGTGTGCGAGTTCGTGTAGGACGATGTACTTGTTGAAACCAAACGCGGGCGAGATCTCGATCCACGACCCGTGCGACCTACCCATGTATGCCGCTCGACTTCCCATATTGCGTGACTGGACGACCCGCACCTTGCCGTGATAACGGGACACCTTCTCCCACGTCTTGGACGCGGTCACTTGTTTTACAAACTTCTCCACGTCCTTGAACTCCTTGAGTGGACCGATCAAGTCGGGATGTTCAGCTTCGAGTTTCCACTCTGCGTTGTAAGTCTTGGTCTTCTCGCTGTCGCGTTTTGGTAGGATCGTCTTGCGACGATAGTAGTCGGAATACTTGTGGGCCTGACTTGAGGTCAGACCCGCGTTCAATGCTCTGCGATAGGCAGTCCGCATTATTTCTTTTTCCTTACCCGCTTCTTGGCGGGAGCCTTCTTCTTCGGTGGTGTCCATTTCTTTGCGAGGAACTCCTCGACTGACAGTCCGCACTCGCGGAGTGTTTTGTGAAAGCGCTTCACGTCCGACATCTCCCATGAGTTGTTGATGAACGATCCGAAATGGTCGGTCACCTTCTCACTCAACTGAAGGTTTTCCTCAGTCTCTTTGTCGAAGATGTAGCGCACCTTCTTTGTGAAATTTAACTTAACGATTTTAGGCATAGGACTCCTTACGCAATACCGTGGATGATACCGATTCGTTTCTGTTTATTGACGACAACCGTCACAGTCGAACCGACA